TTCGATTTTCTCGTTTCAATCGTAAAATCCGTCGGCTACCGGTTAGAGTAAAATTCCCCCACCGTACACTTGGCAAGCGTACAGTGGGTTAAAAACCTCTCCTAGTAGAGTCTATAAAATTATAGAACAAACGGATTGTACGCTTGCAACAAGCAAAACTAACTACTTGTAGAGCTCGGGCCACCGAGTTACATTATAACATAGTTAGATCGTGCACCGACCACACGATTTTAAAAAACTGCGATTAAACTGCAGTAGGGTATGAATTGTAGAAATAGATTGTAGGAGCATTGAGGAAAAAGATTAAATTAAAATCTGTTCCTGCTGATGTCATCACCTCAAATCCACCTCCTGATGTGTCCCCATCCGCTGCTGGATTGAGAACTGCATTAATATATACCCCATCATTTGTTGAATCGTCAGAAGTAGAACCCAAATTTCTTGTTAAATAGTTATTTGAGTAAAATTTAAGCTGAGAATACATAGGAAGACTAAGAGAAACAGCTGCTTGAGTTCTCTGATTGGTCTTGGAATATCCTTCAGCACCATATGCAATATTATTTGCATAATTTCTTGCGTCACCATTGGCATTTTTCGCAGCGTCTGTAATTACATTTCTGAAATCGGCAAGAGACAAAGCAGTTCCCTGACTCCTACTTATCGAAACACTTCTTACATAGCCGTTGGTTACAGCATTAACTTGATAGTTCACGCTACCGCGTGTACCAACAAAACATAATGACATCCACGACATAGGATGCCAATTTACGTAATTATAACGGAACGGTCCAGAAAGATTAATACCATTTGAAGAATAAAAACCATCACTAGTTTCAAATCCTGGGTAACACAAAAGTCTACGGATGAGAGAATACACTCTTACTCTAGTATCAGCAGCATCATGAGTATATTCCCACTTCAAATATATGTAATCACTTGTTCTCCGAAATAAAGTTCGTAAAGATTTCACGGTTTCACCCATATAAGTCAAATTTATATTGTCGTCAGCTTTAGATGCTGCAACTCCAATATATTGCATATCAGTTTGATCATATGCAAAATTACCAGATTGGACAGCATAAGGTGAAAGTCGTGTATTTAAATCAGCTGGATCTGCAAATTCAAGATTTTCACATCCAGCTACAAATACCAGACAATGAATATCTGCTGATGCCACAGGGCTAGTTTGTTGGGTTAAAACTCTCATAGTTAAAATACCATTGTTATAACCAGCACCAGGTGAAAACGCAGCAGAAGTAGAAAAATCTCTTTCCGTCACTGTTTGATTAATAGGTAAATACGCCGTATCTTGGGTATAAGGTACCACAAATGTTACATCAGTAGTTTCTGAAATATCAACAATTTTAGTGTAAACCTCTGATGTAGATTCTGCCGTATTGGCAATATCTCCAATAGGATCCCAAGATATTTTTACCCTTCCTCGATGATATTGAGAAGCTACAAATTTAATACGAAATGTAATATCACCTCTCCAATAATGAAACATCGTGGAAACATAAGACATAGGTGTATTATACAATACAACAGCGCCAGAAACGGATTCAACCTCTTTCATAGTTGGTCCAACTTCGGCGTTGAATAATAAAGTATCTTCTGTTTGAGAAGCTTGCCACGTAGCATTAGCAAGAAAAGATTCCCTAGTAACAATATTACTAATAAGAAGTTCATCACCCAAATCTACACCACAAATACGTGGGTCAATGGACAATTCATTCTTACAATCTAGAGTGGCTTTCTCAATAGGAATACCTATATCTGTAGCAGCCAATTGTGGAAAAGGCTGATTCTTAAATTGATGAACATCATCAATAACTGGAACATCTGTAAATCCAAAGAGACTAGCTATATTGGAAACTGCATCAGCAGCATAAGATGTTGCAGTCATGAATGGACCAATAACAGGAATTTCTCCCAACATACCAGTAGCTCTAGCAATAGCTGATGCTGGTCGTGAGATTGTTCCTTCATGGTGATATTCATCACGATGTGGTACATGCTTAGGTTTATTTTTCTTCTTATCTCCAGACTGGACAGCTAATTTAACTGTTGGTCCAGCTAGTTCGACATCTGTAGCCCAAGCATATATTTGAATTGTTACATCAGTGCCTACAGCACCATTTGCATTTAATAAATCAGTATAAGATGCAAATACACACTCACCCATATCAATAAGATCCTGAGAATTAGTAGCATCAAGATATTCTTTATAGTAAAGAAATGGTAGAGTCATACTACCGCCTTGATTAGTTTGAGGATATATATTGACATGTGGTCGTTGTGAAAATAAAACTAATTCTTGCCCAGCAGCCCCAAGTCGTACTGGAGCAGGATTAAAATTAGTCAATGGTTCGTAGGACAATATAGCACCACCATAGTAAAACGGAGAAGCATTTATAATAACTTCTAGATGTAAATTACATCTAAGGAGATAGTAATTATCCAATTTTCTTTTAATGGCAGCATTATTAAAAAATAAATGCCATGGCCTAAAATTGTCTGTAATAGGACTAAATCCTGACCCAACAGTCCAATTCTGCGTGTGTATCTTCACAGGCCTTGACAAAAAGTTTGACAATGTAACATTTTGAGAGGAATCACCCTTTGTATAATCAACAGGGTGCGGAATATCAAGTTCCATTCCACCTTCCTCATGAGCAAACCCAACGTTTTCTTGTTGGATTCTTGTGGAACCTTCTCCTTCATGAGTTTTCAACATATCTTCTTTTGTAATGTCCGCTGATTGCACTCTCATGAGCATGAGAGTATAAGCGTTCTTACATATGTCGCAATACTCAGCATAGCAGCTAGCGCTTGAATAGCTCTCACATGCTGTGTACTCTTCATCCTCAGGTAGAGGAAAAAGTTCCATAGCTTGTCCAAAAGCTTCTTCACAAAGAAAGTCAATTTCTTTATTTTGTGTCTCCAGAAGCTTTTGGAGATTATCTTGTTTAAGATCTGTAATATATTTAGTAAAACTTTTAGCAAGCTTATTAGTAACTACAAGGTTAGCTCATACCATAGTAGTACCCTACAAGATCTTCTGTGCACCAACCGAACACATCCTTAAATAAGGATTTTGAGGAACGCTCTGGTAGGTTACGTGGTTAATCCATTCTCGAGTGACCTTGGATCTAATAGGTTTATTCTATTCACTCGCAGTAACTATTAAACACGAAGAGTTTTGGTTTGATTTGGACGTACTCTTGAAGCCCATGTTGATAACTAATTATCACCCAAACATACATGTTTAGATGATTCCCAAAAGTCATCACAAAGTTTTTGATAACTTGGAAATGTTGAATCCTCGACCCAGTTCTGGATACCCATGTCTTCGACTAATTTCTGTAGCATTTCTCGCTTATTTTCAAAAACTTCTTTTCCATAGAAAAAGTACTCTCTTAATGCTGTTCCAATAACTGCAATAGCTTGAGCCTCTTCAGGTATAGCCTTGGATCTAGTCCAAACAGTTAGCATCTTTTCTATAGAATCGTGTTCAAGAGGTGCCAAATAACAACCCATATCAGTATCAAAACGCCAACTTCTTTTTAAAAAAGAAGCATCTCGGATATGAATAAATGGTACACTCTCAGCTTCCTTATCAGCCATTGTATATACAATTCCCAATTTCTCAAATGATTGTGCGATACTTGTGTGATTAAACCAGTCCGTTTTGGTAGAAAC